GCGGTCAACGTCGAGCCACGCTGTTCCGAAGTTGTCGGTGCGGCTGTATCCAGTTTTAGGTGCTTTCCCTTTGATGGGAATTGTTGCGAGCAATGCTGTCGCTTTGGTGTCTGTGGCGGAGCTGTCACTGATGACAACCGACGCCAAGTCGGAAGTCTGAGTTACCTTTGCGGGCTCGCCCGGATCGCCCTCTGTGAACTCGATAACCTCCGGCTCTGGTTCCGCACTGGCCGAAGCTATCGGAGCTGGGGCAGTGGTTTGCACCGGGGCTGTCTCAGTGGTTTGCACCGGGGCTGTCTCAGAGGTCGGCGTGGATGCCGGTGCAGCTATGCCTCCTACGCCCATAGCGAGGATGCTGGCGGCCAAGGTGATCCCCGCAACTTTTCGTGACGGCAGTTTCACCCAGCCTTTACGACCGCTGAGAAGGGTGTACAGAGCTGTAACGAGGGCGATCACGCCGCCGACGATGAGGAAGCCGCTAATCCCACTGGATACCGTTGCGGAAATCAGGAAAAGCAGCGCGATACCTCCCACAATCCATGTGGATTTTGTGGATTGAAATCGATTGGTTTTCGAAAGCGGATTCGGGTCTGACACGAGGTCCTCTCAAACAGCACACTTGGTCGCTGCCTAGAGTATGACTGCACGCGTGGCGACGCCACGCCGCAGTCGCCGTTTCGGATTCTAAATTCGAGACTCAGATGGCAGTCGAATTGATCTGTGAAGGGGTGCCGGGCCGCTCCTATCTGCGCAAAGCGCAGTCGCCCCGGACACGTCCTGGACGGTTTTGACCCCTCTCTCATCTGCGAGGTGACGAGCGAGTCGTTAGCCACCGCCGTGTTCTGTGCGTCCAGCGCCGATGGGCGGGGCGGGGACGAAGCTGACCCGAGGGCTGAGTGTCAAAATAGAGCGACTTAGTTCACCACCGAGCACCCTTGCCAGGTTCTTCAGGAGTCACGGCTATGCAGCCGGCCAATCTCGCACACTCCGTGTGTGTCGCGTCGATTACCGGACAACCGGTCTAGATGACAGGCCAGCCGAAGTTAGAGCGGCACAAACCCCTTGTCCCACAGCCATTGGATTGCATCAGAGTGCGGCAGTTTCGAAAGGTGGTCTAAGTTCTCGCGGGAGATCCGCAAATCCATAAGGGTGGTTTTAGGACTGCTTACAACCCGGCCCCCTAATGGATTTACCCGCCACAGCCCTGCGTCCAAGGCGAGGTGGTGGTTCGCACAGAGCGGCAGCCCATTTCTCGCGTCGTCGGAACCGTGATCCTTTTTCGGCCGAATATGCGCCGCCGCCACGAGACTCGCCACCTCGAGGTCGCAGACCGCACACCGGGGCCCGTACCGCTTGAATACGGCGACTGCAAATCGCTTTTGGTTAGGTCTTGCGCGGACATTCTTGAGCGTCGGTTCCGCGACATCTCCTGTTGGTGAGAATGGATCTGCGGCTTCGTCGAGGTCAATCGGGAGGATTTGGTTGGTGAAAGTTATCAGGAAGATCTTGGCTGAGTCGTCGTATTCCTCGACGTAGCCAACTCGAACTTCTCGTTCCACCGCGTTCTTCCCGCCCACTATTACAAACACTGGCACCCCGAGCCGGAATGCCGTCCTCGCCGATTCGATCTCGCCCTCGTCGTGCGAGCCACGTCGCTGCGTGTGCGGGTAATGGTAAATAACTCCGTCGTCAGAGAGATCGTCGGCGTAGCTGCTGCCCGTATGTCGAAAAGAAACTGCGACGCCGCTCGGAGCTACCGACGTTTGTGTCTGCACCTTGTCCGCGAAGATCCCAGCCTGCCCGCGGTAGATTCCCAGCGCTCGAATGGCGCTGGCGTTAACCACACGAGAATTTTGCAGCTCGACCCACATCTCCGACCGACGAGCAATTTCATCCGCCACTGATTCGATTGATGACATGGCCTAAGCATGTCGGACGCTGTCCTTCCTATCTCACTCCTGCTTTGACGAGTCTTGCGTTTGCGGCGTGGGCGGCCTGTGCGATCACGCCATCGGTGACGGTGAGAGAGCCCGCAAACTCGCGGAATAGGTCTCTGAAGAAAGCCCGGTCGGCGGCGGTCATCTGCGAGGTGACAAGCGACTCGGTGGCCGCTGCCGCGTTTTGCGCGTCGAGGGCCGAAGGGCGGCCGGTGATCGAGCTGACCCGAGGGGCGGGGAGCGTCGTGTTCGCCAGCTCCCTACCGAGCGAGTCGACCGCGCCGCGCACGCCCGACGTGTCAGAAAGCCCGATCTCTAAGCCCTCCATCGTGTACGTGCCGATTTGAGCGAACACACGAGAGGGGGAGCGGATGCCCAGCAGGTTATTTACCGGGTTGACGATGTACTTCGAGACCATGCCGGAAACAAAGGAAGCCAGGTTGCCGAGCATCCCCGTGGCCCCCTTGATTAGGCCCTGAATCATGTTGCGCCCGACATCTCCGAGAGACCCGCCGAGAGACCCGAGCGCGCCGAGGATTTGACCGGGCAAGCCGGTGAAGAACCCGATGACATTCCCGATGAGGCCGCCCACGTAGCCGGTGAAGCCTGCGACCGCGCTGCCGATGCTGGAGAAGACCTGAGTGAAAACCGCTTGCCCGAGCCGCACGGCGGCCGTCAGGCCGCTCCAGATTGCGGCGAAGAATGCCCCAATGCTTGACCAGAGACCGGTCCACCAAGCGGCGATCGCGTCGCCGACCGTCTGAAGGCCGACCTGGAGGTTGACAAACGTTTGCAGGCCGAGGGCGATCGCTGCGCCCCACACTTCGGTGAAGAAGGAGGTCACGGCGGTCCAGGTGGTCACAAGGAAGTCGGTGGTGGCTTTCCAGACATCCTGAAAGAAGGTGGTCTGTGTAGCGACCCATACCAGGGCGGCCACAAGCGCGCCGATCGCCACGACGACGATGCCGATGGGGTTGGCGCTCATCGCGGCATTGAAAAGCCACTGAGCCGCCGTGGCGACGCCGGTGGCAATAGCCCCGCCGAGCACCGCCGCCTTGACGAGGATGCCGCCTTGAGCGTTCGCCACTTGCGCGGCGGTGTTGGCGATCCAGCCGACGGTGCCTTTGACTACGGTCGAGCTGAGGAAAGCCTGAGCTGCTGCTCCGACCTTCGCGGCGGTGCTATTGGCGTATGAGGCTGCCGCGGATCCGTACGAGGCGGCGGCGAAGCCTTGCTGCACAAGTTTCGCGGCCAGCATGACGCCGGTGACGGCCTTGAATCCGAGGTAGGCGACGATCGCGCCGCCGATAATGTGAGCATTCTGCGCCATCCAGCTGGCCAGCTCGGCGACCATAGGGAGGATCGCGGTGAGAGCACCGGCGAGACCTACGGCAATGGCGCTGGCGACGGTGGCGATAACAGGAGTGAGCACGGTGAGGATTTGAGCTGCGGTGCTGAGCATTCCGAGCACGGAGGGCAGCACGGCCAGAATCGCCGAGCCGAGGGCAGCGCCGAGCTCGGTTGCAGCGCTCGTGATGGTCGGGAAGATCTCACCGAGCACACCGCCGAGCACCGCGGCGAGCTGACCAACGGAGCCAGCAAGCGCAGGGAGGGCCGGGCCAAGGGCGGTGAGGATGATCGCCAGCGGGGAGAGGTTCGACGCCAAGGCGACGACGTTACCAATCATCGCGCTGGCGGCAGAGTCGCCCGCGAGCAGACCGGAGATGAAAGCCGTGATACCCGTCAATGCCTGAGCGAATGCGGGCGAGCTGCCAATTTGGTCGAGAAGCCCTGCGACCTTGGTGAATGCCTGCGTCGCGACGGGGAGAAATGCTGAGCCGACCGCCTCTTGCAGATTTCCCAGCGCAGTCTTGGCTTTGCCCGCAGAACCTTCAAAAGTGCTTCCAAAAGCGGCGGCCGATCCGCCGAATTGCCTGTCCAGCTCAGTGATGATGATGTTCTGAGCGCCCGCGATGTCGCCGACTGCGACCATGGCGGCAGCCGCATCCTTTTGGCCCTGCGTGAACTGGACGCCCACCTTCGAGAGCTTCGCCATGCCCGCAACGGGATCGTTGAGCGCCTTGCCGACTTGGAGCGCCGCCGAGTTGAGGTCCGTACCCATGGCGACAGACATATCGAGCGCGCTCTGCGTTGCTGCATCGAAAGTCGTGCCCTTGATGTTCGTGAAGGTGAGCAGGATGTTCTGCCCGCTTTGAACGATCTCATCGTCAATACCCGAGATCCTCGAGAGTTGAGTCGCTAGGTCACTGATCTGTGCGGCGCTGCGCCCGGCGGCTTCACCGGTTGATTTGACGACGGCCGCCGTCTGCGCTGCGATCTTTTCTGACTCGCCGGCGGCTTTGATCGTGGAAGCGATGAGCGTGAGCGCCGCGGCGCCAGCGACCGCGAGGCCTGCTGCCGCTGCGAGGCCGAGACCTTTGACGGCGCCACCGAGCCCGGATGCTTCCCGGCCCGCATCGTTCAGTCCTTTGGTGAACTGTTTCGCGTCCGCGAGCACCGAGACGATGACGGTGTTCTTTGCCACGGGTGTTATCTCCTGTTTTTCGCGTTGAACGTACTGAGGATCGCGTCGCGCTCACGCACGGTGAGCGCCCAGTAATCGACGGGGCGCATCCCGAGGTGGACGACGAAGGCGGCTAGATCTTCGGCGCGGGCTTGCGCGGCGCTTTTGGGGCTGCCTCGCCTGTGAAACCTTCGAGGCCATCGCCTGCAGGCTCGTCATCGCCCATGGAGATTAGCGAGCCGAAATCGACCATCGTGAGGCCCTGCGCGTCATTCCAGGTGAACTTGGGGTCGCTTCGACGCTTGGCGACGAACGCGAGGGCGGCGAGGGCGAGGCCCTTGGGGCGCTCTTCATCAGCAATGGCCGCGAACGGGAGACCGCTGAGCTCCTCCACTTTTGCGACCTCGCCGAGGGTGAGTGAGTTAATGTTGAGTGCCATTTCGTGCTCCTTTGGGTGTGGGTGGTGCTGTGGGGTGTGTGTTCTAGGTGAGGTCGTTTTTTGCGAGTAGGGCGTCGATACCACTCTCCAGGGCTGCGAATATCTGGCCGTGTCGGCGTGTCAGGGCGTCGGTCAAAAATGGCTGGCGGGCGATCTGGCGGGCGGGCCATCCGTAATGGATAACTGCCGCATATGGGGCACGCGCGCCGCCTGCTCTGACAACGGCCTTCGTCTTGCCGCGCCCGGCCCGAATGGTGGTGGCGAGCTTGCCGGAGCGGTTGGGAACCTGCGCACCCTTGACGACGATCTCGCCGAGGGAGTGCATGAGATCTTTCATGTCTTCAGCGTCGGTGCCCGCCTTCGACATGCGCGAGATCGTCTTGCGGAGGCCGTCAATGCGAACACGCACACCTCCGGAGACATATTCGATCGAGTCGCCGCTCACGATGAAGCCCCGTCGTCGAAGCTAGGTTCTGCGGTGAGCTGCCAGTCGAAGCCGAAGATGAACGTCTTGTCGCTCGCAGCCCCCCCGAGGTCAGGCTTTGGGCCGATCGTCAGCGTGCCGGTGAGGATCGGCTCGTCAGCGGTCGGCTGGGTGTTCCCGTTCGGCGCCATCGAGTAGCCGACAATCTCGCCCGAGTGATCCCAGACGAATCGCCAAAGGGAGTCGGCTGCGGTTGACTGGATTGCTTCGCCTTTGATGAACCAGGGTTCCACGTCGTCGCCGTCGTAGGTGCTCGTGATCGTGGTGCCGCCCTTGTCTGGCTCGATCACGCATGACGTGAGCTCTCCCATCCAGGCACGCCCAGCCGACCCGCTCTCGGCGAGCAGGCTGAGCGTCAGGACCGGGTGAGACGTCGGCCCGAGAGGAGCCGAAGGGATCACACACCCTCGTCGAGTGCCGGGGTGCCGGTGACGATGAACTCGAAGTCGAAGGTGTAGCTGCCGGTCCCGGCGTCGCCCCCGAGGTCAGGCTTTGGGCCGATCGTCAGCGTACCGATGAGGTGAGGTTGCTCGGCGGTAGCGGTTGCGTTGCCGTGTGGGGCGATCGTGAAAGCCACGCCTTCGATCCCGGTGTTGGCCCAAACGTAACGCCAGAAGGAGCCAGTCGCGGTGGACTGAACAGCGGTGCCCGAAAGCTTGAACTGCTTCGAACCACCGGATGCGGCATCTTCAAAAGTTGTGACGTCGCTGTCGGCATCGTCGTTGCTGATCTTCCAGCTTGAAAGATCGGCCCAATAATCGACACCTGGCGTGCCGAGGGTGAGCTTGAGTTTGGTTCCCTTGATGCGGGTGCTGCCTGCCATGATGTTGCTCCTTGCTAGAGGTTGATGTGGGTTGAAACCGAGATGGTGGAGGCGAGGTAGCTCGCTCCGTTGGCGTTGTATGCGAAGGGTTGCTCGACGCGCTCGATGGTCCAGCCGTCGAAAGCAACAGCTTCGACAGTGGCTTCAATGAGGATGTCGAGGTCTTCGGTCATGCGTGCGTTCGCGGCGAGCCTGGAGATGACCCACACTTCGAATCGCACGAGCTTTGAGCCGAAGGTGTCGCCCGCTTCGAGAAGGGGTGAGCCGTGCACGATCATCGCTGCCGGGAGGCTGAGACGCTCGGGAACGTGGTCGGTGACTTTCGCGTCGAGACCGTCGAGGGAAGTGACTAACTCGGCGCGGGAGGCGGCAACAGCACCCATTACGCCACCCCCACGCCGAGCCAGGGGGCGAGCACGCTGTAAACCGATGTGAGCGGGTCACGTGCTAGCCGCACGGGCGACGCATCGCCCGCCGTTGCGAACTGAGCGATTCCGCTCGGCGAGTTGCGCCGATGAAATAGTTCAGAGCCAACCTCTAAAATCGCGCCGATGAGGATCGCCGACGGCACCTCGACGACGCCGACGTGCTGACTGATCAGCGCGTCGGCTCGCGCCCAGCACGAGGCAACGAACGCCGAGTCTTCGGCATTCGCGCCCACATACTGCGAGAGGTCGACAGCGGTCATGGTCTAGCTCGCGGCGAGCTTGATCGGGACGATGGCGCCAGGCATTTCGGCAGCAACTGCACCGTAACGATAGGCAGAGAAATCCTTCGAGAGGTTGATGATCGAGTCATCCTGCAGCGATACGACCGGGCTGAGGTACTGCCGGATCGCGGAGCCGTTGACGAATGCCGCTTTGTCACCGGTGGCACCGGGGTCTAGTACGACGTTCACGCCTGCGAGGTTGCCGCGGAGGCCGACCAGGGACAGCGAGCCGCCGGAGTTGGAGGCGCTGCCGGTGCGGTCGAAGATCGGACGGTTCGCCGAATCCTTGAGCGCGTCCAGCGACTTGAATACCGAGGCCGAGGTGACCAGGTATTCGAGGGGCAGGCTCATCGCGTCGAAGCGGATCGCGGCGTCGATGACTGCTGAGCTCCAATTGCTGTAGCCAGCCGAGCCGAGCACTGAGCCGAGCACGACGACGCCCGCGTTGACTGCGAGGGCCGCCTGAGCGGCGTAGGTGGCCTCGTAGTGCGCTCGCAGCACGGCCTTGGCTTTGACACCGCCCGCCATAGCGAGGGCTTCGAGTGAGCGCTGCAGGATAGGCAGAGTGGAACGCTCGATTTCTTGACGACTCAGAGTTGTATAACCGCCATATGTTTTTACCGGAGCGGTGCGAGTGCCGAGTGTGACCTTGCCGAATGCGAGGTCGTCGCCCTCGGCTGCCTGCTCTGCGAGGGCGATCGAGTTGGTTGCCAGCTCGGCGAATTCGATGTTGTTGCCGGTTGAGGGCAGCACGTCGCTGGCGAAGATGCTCGCCAGCACGCCGCTTGAGGCGTCGAAGATGCGGGTGAGGTCGCCAACCCAAGCATCCATAACGGGGCTGTCTGCCGAGGTGCCTCCGGTGTAGGCGCGTGTCTGGATCGCGTTGACGCGGTTCGTGGTCGTGTCGTCGCGGGCGATGAGGGCCTTGACGATCTCGGCGGCGCTCCGCGTGTCAACGGTCGGCTCGGCCTCGCGGTCGCGCACCGAAATGGTGTCGACGCGGCGGGTGAGCTCTTCAACCGTTTCGCGGACCTCGGTGAGGTCAATCTCTGTTACTGCTGTGGCTTCGGGCATTGCGGAGGTGCTCCTTTCGAGAGCGTTTGAGGTGGTTTCAGTGCGAACGGAGAGGATGCGGGCGTCGGCGTAAGCGGGGAAGGAGACGGCGGACACCTCGCGGAGCTGCACCTTCGTGCGTGTGATCGTGCCGTCGGTCTCTTCGCGCTCTTCCAGCGGCACGAAGCCGACCGAGAAGGAATCGACCGCGCCATCTCGAATGAGAGTTCGAGCATCACGCCCGAGGGCTGTATCGCTGATTTGCGCTTTGACGTGGAACCCGTCTTCGCGGTCTTCGCCGGAGAGGATTCGACCGATGATCTCGCCGTGCTGCCAGTAGAGCTTCGTGCCGCTCACGTCGCCGATGGAGCCGCGCGCGAACTGCTCGCGGATTCCGCCGATGCTGATCGGCTTGCCCCACGGCACCGCGATGCCTTCGACGGTGCCCGTCTCGGGGTCGGCTCGTAGCTCGGTCGAGCGTTTGAGAACTTCGGTCATGCGGCAGCTCCTTGAGAGTTCGGGGTCGGCGTGAGATTCAACGCCGGGAGGTTTTCGATCTCGCGCACTTCGGCGACGGTCATAAAGCCCGCCGTGAGGGCCACGGCGTGCGCGGCGTAACGAGTGGTGACGTCGGATCGCAGAAGCGCCTCGACGTTGAATTTTGCTTCTTGTCCGCGGGGGAGCAGGTCGGTGAGGGCATCCTCGATTTCGGTGAGGTCTTCCATGAGGCCGAACCTCACGAATCCGAGCCAGTCCTGCGAGACGTTGGCGTACGTCTGAGCGTTGCCGTCGGTGGCCGCGAGCATGAGCGAGGCGGGTACTCCGAAGAGGCGTGCGATCTGCGTGGTGGTGAACTGCTGCGACTCGATGAATTGCGCGTCGGAGGGGCTCAGGAACACGGGCTGATAGCTGAATCCGTTGCCGAGCACGGCCACGCCGCGCTTGCCACCGCGCGTGGCGCTCCAGCGCGTTTTCACGTCGTCGGCCTGTTCGGAGGTGAGCTGCTGATCTGATTTGAGCACACCGCTGGGTACATCGCCCGAGGCGATCCAATTCGAGGCGTAGTCGCGGAGGTCGATAGCGCCACGTAGCTCGGCCTGTGCAGCTTGGATCGGCCCGAGGCCGTAGGGCGTGCCTGGTACGCGCAGGCGAGCGAGCTGCTTCATCTCGTCGAGGCGCAGCGTGTTGCCTTGATGTTTGTAGCCGACGACTCGACCGGAGGTTGAGGTCTCGATCGTTACGTCGGCAGGGTTCAGCACTTCGAGGGCTGCGACGACGCCGAGAGGGTTTCGGCGCACACGCCAGTAGGCGTTTCCGGCGAGGTTGAGGGAGACGATGGAGCGCTCGATGAAGACGGCGAGCGAGGCGTCGAGGTCTGGGCGTTTGATGATCGAGGGCGTCGGGATCTTCTCCGCACCGCGATAGACGTCAATAGAAAGTTGACGCGCCGCCGTGGAGCGGATCGATACGGCGCGGTAGACGTTGGAGAGTCCCAGCGCTTCGCGGGCTGTGACGCCAGAACCGACAGCATCCCGAGAGGGAGGGTGGATGCTGCCGGTACTTTCTGACCCCGTACGGGTTTCCAGCGCGGCATCGTGTGACCGAGAGAGCCGCGACCAAAATCCCATAATTCTACCCTAGCAACGTTCAGCAAATACACATAAAACTTTCAGCTAGAAAACCTGAGGCCCTGAGTCGGTGGTCGTCTCGGCAACTAGAACGCCGAGAGCGGTGGCGAGCACTGCGTCGACCTCCACGCCGAGCCCCGCGCGTGCGATGCGGTAGTTCTCGCCGATGTTCTTCCGGATGGCGTGGGGCATCTGGGCCGCGAGAAGGGCGTCACCCGCGTGCTCGATCTGGCCGCGCACGACTTTGGCGTACAGCATCGAAGCCGCGTTGATGGCGTCCATTTGTGTGCCGACGCGCACAGTCATGCCCCTCCGTCGAAGCTCGGTGGCGAGATCCCCGAGGGCGTAACGATCCATGGCGAAAGTGAGAGGTGCGTGTCGATTCAGCTTCAGCGCTGCAGCCAGGAACCGTTCTAGGGTCGGGTTCACCATCGAAGCGACGACTTCGGTATGTAGCCGTCCGGTCTGATTTTTGCCCGTTGCGACGATGACGCCGAAGCCCCAGTCAGGGGTGCGCTCGAAGCTGAACACCGGTCGCACTCCGTCGGGCCAGACAGCACCATCAGCGCGCCCACGCGCCGCCCATTTCGTCGGCTCGATGAACGGCGATGCGGCGCCACTGATGAACCGGTTGCCGAGGTAGCGAAGCACGTCGGTGGGTGGCAGCGAGCGAGCATCGGAGATTGTGGCCTCCGCGTCGCGTCGACCGGAGGCTAGCGAGGGGTTCGCATGCTTGAGCCACGTCAAGAATTCGTCATCGTCTTTGGGGATTGTGTCGCTCGGCGCCTCCCAAATGAACGCCCCGAACCTGCCAGCCTCGGTTTGGCTGAAGGCCTCGGCAGCGAGCTTGTATAAACGGATCAGTAGCTCACTGGCGTCGTTGCCCGCGGTTGTAATGCCGACGACGATGCCGTTAGCGCGCCCGCCCGTGCCATTCACCAGGTCGGCCCACACTTCGGCTTTGAGGAGGTGCAGCTCGTCGACAAGGCCGAGATCGATGGGGATGCCTTGGAGCGCTGCCGACTTCGCGGGCTTGAGCCGGTACTCGCCGCCACCCTCGGCTCGACGGATGCCCCGCGTACCGGAGACGTGGAAGAGGTCGGCGAGCTTGCTGTTACGAGAGATCGCTTCCATCGTGCGCTTGTAGATGAGATTCGCCTGCTCCAGGGTCGACGCGAGCCCGATGACGACGGCGCTCGCCGATCGAAGTAGGCCGATCAAGCCGAGGATCGCGGCGACCTCGGTTTTTCCGTTTTGCCGCCCGAGGCTGACGATGACCTGTCGGTAGCGGAGTTGACCGGCGCGCGCATGGCCTTCGGGGTACACCTCCAGCACGGCGCGTAGCAGCTCCGACTGCCACGCCTCGGGGAGGTAGCCGAAGGCGACGCGCCACACGATTTCTATGACCGGTCGGTATCGGTCGTAGAGGCTTGGGAAAAAGGGGGCGAGGGGCGCGGTGAAGCGCGAGGGAGGCCAGGCGGCGACGTCGACCGGCTCAGCGGAGGTCATTGAGCAGATCGCCCAGCTCATCGGCGGGCTTCGCGGTCGGTGCGCGCTTGATCAGAGCCCGGTAGGCGGTCCCGTAAGAGGTCGCCAGGGCGGCAGTGGGCTCCGCGTCCAGTTGCGTCGCCAGGATGCGGAGCTGGGCGACAGCGGGCGCGTCCAGTGGGGTGAGCCATGATGCGGCGGCCGCGATCATGGCCGAAGTCGCCGCGATCATCGGGCCCTCAGTGGAGTCGGTCACGGTTTCGTCCAATCTCTTAGTGTTTGACGGCTTTGCGTGCGAATGAGTTCTGGGGGCGGGGTGCGGGGCGATTGCCCCAGAAAAATTGGGGGGGTCACAGTCGCTTCACGCGGCATCGAGCCACCGCCTATTGATCCAGTTGACTCGGGCCACGAGCCGGTCTTGCTTGCGCCCGTTACACAGTCGACACATGGCAACCAGGTTCGATGGCTCATCTCGCCCGCCTGCGCCTTTTGGCACAACGTGATCGGCGGTCGCGTCTGATCCGCTCAGCTCTTTGCCGCATGAGGTGCAGATCCAGCCGTCGCGCTCCAGTACCGCCAGTCTCAGCCGATCCCATGACGTGCCTCGGCTGGACAGCTTGCTCATTGTCTGCTCCTCGTCTTTGAGGCGTGCATCGTGTCCCAAGCTTCGGCTGCGACCAGCCGCGCTTGGTGTCGCACTTCAACGCATGCGTCGCAGCGCACGGCGGCGGGTCGGTCGACCGGCTTTTCGCAGTCAACGCAGTAGCCCGGCCGTACCGTGACTGTTGCGTCGTCGGGGAGTGACAGCCTCTGTTTTCTCCGTTTGACGTTGTGCTTTGGGCACATGCTGTTCTTAAATCGTGCCCGGACTGGGGTGTCGCATCCGGTGGCGGCGCATGGCCGTTTGCGTGCGGCTTCGGAGTGCGGTCGGCATAGATCCGACTTGGTGGTTTTGCTAAGGATCTGCCCGCAGACGCTGCATCCCTTCACAGCAAGGCTTTCATTCGAACGACGGCAACCTCGCCGTGGAGTGCGGTCTTGAGGGTTTCGAGCTGTTGGCATCCGTCTTGATAGGTCTGATCGAGCGCCAGGCTTTGCACGGAGCGGAGCCAAGTGAGTTGAGCATTGTCGAGGGCGTTGTCGATGCGTTTGATCTCTTCGTTTATCTCGGCGATGCGGGCCAGCGCGTCAGCGCGTCGGGGCGTGGGGGCGTAGGGGGTGAGGGTGAAAAGGTTCATGTTTCTATTCTCAGTAATCTCACAGCTAATGTCCAGAAATGAGAGCTGGAGCAGCGGGGCTTCCACTGTCAGAGCGCCCACGCTGCCCGGTCTGCCCCGCTTTGTGCGAATGCCCCGACACGATGTCCGCGCGCAAACAAATTCGATGTCGCGAGCCCCGGCCCTCCTGCGGGCGATCCTCATCAGCCTCGTTGTGAGCGTCGTCGGCAGTACCGCCCTCGGGGGGGAGCGCACAGCGACCGCCTGCTCACGGTCTGCGTGCAACGGAGGTAGAGCGACTGCAATTCATAGCAAGGAGGAAAGCTGAGAGTACGACTACGAAATACCGGCGCATGCACTCGACGTAGACTCAAGCGTGCCTAACTCCCCACGCCAATTGGTTGCTGCCCTGTTCTCTACTCTTCTCTTGGGCGTTCTGGTGGGGTGCGCTAGCGAGCCTCCGGCGGCATTGGATCCCCAGCAGGCCGATGACATGTTCATCGCACTCATGCGTGCTCAGAACGCAGATATTCCAGGCACCGATGCCGAGCTAATCCGTGCAGGTGAATTGGTGTGTGTTGCTTTGCGGGACGGCACTTCGATCGACGAGCTCGCCGCGACATTCGAGGCGGGTCGTGTTCCCGTCGATACCGGTTCGATGCTTCTCGCTGTCTCCCCGGCCTCTTATTGCCCTGAATGGTCTGATCGAATGTCTGAGTGGATCGGCGGCAACTAGCTCCTCGAGTCGGCTTTTGAGGTAGAACAACGAACACCGAACACGCCCCCCTCTTAAGGGAGGGGGGTGTGTTGTTCGCTTCGTTTGGTCAGTCATATTGCCCGTACAGCCCAGTACCTGAAACAAATTTTGGTGAACACGTGAGGTCGGTACTGCCGGAGCCCGAACAGGACTGTGTTCGGTCTCTCAAGGGGCGGGGCAAACGGGGCAATTGGGGCTTTAGCCCTGATCAGATGGCTTTTTCTTGGAATTTCCGAGATTCGTGCCACTCTGGAATTACGGCCTCGGTTCCACCCCCGGAGGTCGCCCAAGAGACCGAGACCGGCGCTCTCCCTGTTCGTGGAACCGCAGGGAGTGAGCGCCGGTTTCTTCGGTTAGGAAGCACCAAGTGTCCGAGCTCTTCGCCCCCGAACTTTTCCTTGATGACGAGACGCAAGCTGACGAAGCGGAGGCTGATCGAGCTGAGGTTAACGCAATCGCGCGCTACTCCAACCCCCTAGGCCCCGAGGCCCGAGGCCATTTAATCGCTGCCACAGAAGGCCACTACGAGGTAGCGGTAACAGGGGAGGATCGAGCCGCAAGGGACGCAGCTCGAGCGGAACTGATCGCCCGCTTCGCTGTCTGGGATGCCCCGCTCGACTCCCTCCCTGGTGCTCAGGCGGCGCACGACCAGGCGATCGTCGCTTGGCTCGAGGCAGACCAGATTGCGAAGACATATAGCGAGTGGCTGCGGGATCAAGATCGGGGCGTCGATGTTTGCGCTGATCGCACTAGCCGCGCCGAAATAGCGCGTGCGGTCGCATTGGCAGACGCCTACGACAACCCCGAGTACCGAGTTGCGCAAGCGCGTATCGAGGTCGGTCGACGGCGCTCGAAGGATGAGGGTGCGCGACTTTATCTCGCTGAGCGAGGAGGATTCGGCCTGTTTGATCCTTCGCTTGTTGGGGACCTCGAGACGCTCTCTGAAGGCGCCGACGCGGACGACATGGTGAATGGTGTGCTCGGTACCGGAGAGCTGGCGATTCTGTTCGGCGACTCCTACCTCGGTAAGTCGTTTCTTGCACTGGATTGGGCGCTCAGTGTCGCTCACGGCGTCCCATGGCTCGGCCGGCAGGCGAAGAGGGGCAAGGTTCTGTACCTCGCTATGGAAGGGATCAAGACCCTGCACAAGCGCGAGCTGGCATGGTCGGCCCATCGTCACCTCCCAGCGGGAAGCGCAAACTTCACCGCCTACCCGCGCGTCGTCAATTTGATGCACGACGATTCGGTCAGTTCGCTTGCTGAGTACATCGAGCGCGAGAGCTTTGATGTGGTCGTAATCGACACGCTGAGCATGTCGCTGAGCGGTGCAGACGAAAATAGTTCGGCTGAAATGGGCAGCTACGTCGCCTCCCTCCTTCGACTTAAAGAGTCTCGAGAAGGATGCACAGTGCTCGCGATACATCACTCTCGCAAAGACAACCCCGAGGTGATGCGTGGCTCAGGCACGCTCTTTGCCGGTGTCGATCGCGTGCTCTGTTGGAAGGATGCTGCGAGGGGCGGTGACGAGCGCAAGCTCGTCACACAGAAAGACAAAAGCGGCGAAGTGAGTAAGCCAATCCGCGCCAAGTTCAAGCAAGTGTCGCCCTCCGCCGTGCTGGAGGAATCAGATGGCGACGGCAACCCGCTTGAGCGCATGCTGCGGACCTTGACCGTGACCGATGGCACGGTGATGCGGACCGAATTTCAGAGGCGGCTCGTCGAGAGTGGAATCAAGCCTTCTATCGACTCGGCAAGGATGGCCGTCAAGCGTGCAATCGATGCCGGTCAAATGCACGAGGGGGGTGGCGCGCTCCTTCCCGGGCCCGCATAAGGGCGACGTCGCAAACAACAAAGAGAGCCCCGGCAAATCGCCGGGGCTCTTCCATTGCGCTCTAAGTGTCTTGGGTCTGTCTTCCCGACGCGCCCCCCCGGCTGTCGATGACTGGCGTGGAGGAACCGGCTTAAGCCGGCAGACCGCGACCCCTACGACGACGCTCTCGAGGTGCTGGCCGCGTGATGGCATGACGCCGAACAAGAACGCCCCATGCGAGTCGCGTGGAGCGTTCTTGTTCGCAGCTAATCGCTCGGTGGGGCGGCCTCGTCAGTGCTTGACTCCCAGAGAACGGTTTTGTTTGAATCGATGACGCGGTACTCGATTCGCCGCACGAGGTCGAGGTTGCCGCGTTCGTGATTGAGGCGGTTGAAATGGCGGTATTCCTCGAGGCTTTTTTCGGCCGACTTGATCGCTGGCGCTAGTCGCTTGTATCTTGCCCCACGCGAACTAGCAGACGCACCGGCCTCCTTAAAGCCCGGCTTCGCCGTCCCCTCGGTGGGCGGGTAACGACGCTGCACGATGAACTCGGTGATTGGCTCGGTCATGCTCACACCTGCCCGTCGAGATGGGTGACACGTGACTCGACCGTGTACGTCAAAACTTCAGTGCCGGGTTTAGTTGCCATGTTTCCGGTGTCTTTTTCGCTCGGGGTATTTCCTGGTCAGTTTTCGTCAGGTGGACACTCTCGAAGTTGAGTGTGATCGGGCCGAACATATCCCGAATCAGCGCCTGACGTTTCTCGATTGGCGTGGCCTCCCAACGCGGCAGCCAGAGAGAAAACATGGCGCGACCCATGATCGCCGTGCCGAACTCGTGCTCCACGAGGGCTTCGCGCGCGGCCGCCAAGAGGCTCGCGCGAGAGTTCGCAGAAACTAGGCCCGAGACGCGAACGTCAATTTCTTCGATCTGTCGACCGAGATCCATTAGCCGCTTGGCTGTCGCGTCTAGGTCCGCCCCCGGCATCTCGGCTAACTGCTGTGCGACTTTGCGTCTCCGTGATAGGTCCGCCCTCTCAACGCGGAGCGGGGCGGCGTCGTCGGTGGCGTCGCCTGTCTCCACCTCTACGGTGAGCGCCATAAATGCGGCTTCAGCGATGATGCGCTCTAGCTCTGTTTGGAGGATCGTCGGGTGGATCTGCTTGTCCCGTATGGCGAGGCGTTCGCGCAGGCAAACGTACTTCGTCGCCCATTTCCCTGTGCGATGTAACCGCATGGCCGAGGTGCAAACCGAGCAGAACACCAGTCCCGAGGCAAGATGGGCAGCTTTTGGGCCACGCTTCGGCTTCCGGTCTGGGTGCTCCAGGATGGCGCGCATGGCCTCCCATTGTGCTCGCGGTACGAGGGGCGGCAGTGCGTCGGAGACCACGACCCCTTTGTGCGAAAGCAGCCCGGCATTGCGCGGCCTCATGAGCATCTGTCTGACAGTCGTGGGCATCCAGGGGCGGCCATTGGCGACCTTGATGGAGCGATCGACCTTGCCGCCCGACCCCTTCCCGTAGAGGGCTTGCGTCGTCAACACCCCCTCAGCATTGAACCGCTTGCAAATGGCGTAGAGCGTTGTGCCTTCAACGATGGCTTCTACGGCCCAGCGAACCCACGCGGCTTCTGACTCGCGGATCGTCAGGCGGTCTGCCTCGAAACCGAACGGGCGCGGCCCACTGAGGTCGATGCCATCGCGCAGGCGACGCTCGACGGACGCTTGGACGCGCTCTTGCCTGATGTGCGATTCATACTGCGCAACCGCGCCAGTGATGGTTCCGAGGAGTCCACCCTGCGCGGTCGACGGGTCGAGGCGCCCCGATGAGATGGTGTGCCAGACGACACCCACACGAGAGCACGACGCTTGAAACCCGATTTTCTCCTCAGCGTTTCTTGTCAGGCGGTCCTCTGCAACCGCAAGGATCACGTCGAACTTGTCTGCGGATAGGTCGCCGTTGAGGGCGAGCCAGCCGGGGCGCGTTTTGCCAGTGAACGCGCTGATACCGTCGTCGGCGTACACCGCCACGATGCTGTACCCCTCTCGGTTCGCAAGCTCACGACAGCGCAACTCTTGGTCAGTGGTCGCGCCGACGTTCGGGTCGGTCTGGGATATGCGCGAGTAAATGGCGGCGCGAGTGCCTGCATGGGGGCTCGAAGTTTTCATGTACCTAATCTAATGCTCTCTGGCAGCAACATTCTGGTCAGTGGGGCAACGCACTCTGGAAAGACGACGCTGCTCGGCTCAATGCTGTCGAGCGCTCGCCCGACTGACCGGATCGTGACGGTGGAGGAGACGTTCGAGCTC